GGCCATGTCGTTGGCCCCGGCCGCTTCGGCGGCCTCTGCCGCAAGCCTGCGGGCTTTCTCGAACCGGCCGCGCAGCATTTGCACCGTCAGGCGCTCGCCGGTTTCGGTGACGAGCAGCGCCATGCTGATGACCTTGCCGGCCCGCTTGCTGGCCTGGATGCGGTCAATGAGGGTCTTGAGTTCCCCATCGACAATCATCCGCACCTTGTTGCCGGTCTTTTCCTGCTTGACCGGGATCGAGCGAACCTCGACCGTTGATCCGTCCTCCATTCGCATTCGTGCCGGGCGAATCATGGCCTCGGTCATCGCCAGCACGTCGGCGCGGCGCTGGCCGGTGAGATAGGCGAGATCGAGCACGTCCTTGAGCGCCTGATCGCCGGCCTGATAGACGGCGGCGAGGATGTCGTCCTCAATGTAGACATCCTTTCGACCGCGCTCCCGGAATCGCTCGACGCCATCGGCGGGGCAGGGGAGTTTCGTCCATTCCTTCGTGTTTTTGGCAAAATTCCAGATGGTTGTGAACAGGGTAAGCTCCCGATTCACGGCCACTTTGCCGTCTCCCTTGCGGCTCGGCGCTTTGCCGGCGGCAATCCGCTTGGCCTCGCTCTCGGCCTTGTCGGCGATCCGCCATGCCTTATAGGCTTTGAGGCTGGCGGCGGTGATTTTGTCGATATCCGTTGCCTCGGCAAAAAACTGGCTCAGGCGCTTGATACGCGAGAGCTCATCGTCCTGCGTCTTGGGCGCCTTGGTTGGCAGGCACTCGGCCTGATAGCGCTTGATCACTTCGAGCCATGACTTTGCCGGGCGGTCGGAGGTTTTGACCAGCCGGCAATAGGCTTCCAGCGCCGCGATCTTGTCGCTGCCGAGCGGGATGGTCTTGCGGTTGATCTCGACGTAATAATAGGTTTTTCCGGACGACCAGGTACGCGCCCGCATGCCATCCGGCAAGGTCAGATTCTTGGTGCGTTTGCGGCCCATTTTTCAAGCGGCTTTCGAAAGCCACGAGGGCATGAAGCAGTCGTTGTTGTCGGGTTCGGGCGACGATTTGCTTCTGCCTTCGACGGCGGTAATGGTGACAACTGGCCTGCCGAACACATCGAGCGTGAACGGCATTCTGTTATACGTGAGGCACGCGATTTGCTTTTTCCGATCAGCCGTGCCGGTGAGCAGCTTGATTTCGTCGCGGGTCAGAAATAGGCGCTCGCTCATGCCTTGCCTCCCGCGCGAGCCAGATAATCCGCCAGTTCTTCGATGGTCGAAATCGAGCGCAGCGGTTCGTCTTTGAAGCCGATTTCCATGGGGCGCCGCGCGCCGAAATCGCTATCGAGCCACCACGATTCGAGTGCGTCGCGATCCCATCCGATACAGTCGGCCACCTGGCGGGTGTAGGCCCCCATCAATCGCCCGATGGCATCCGGTAGCGGCGCTTCCGGGGCGTAGTCAAACAGCTTGTAAAGCTCATCCATCTGCCGTTCGGCATCCCGCATGGCGTTCTGCCAAGCGGTAAGGGTTGCTGTGATCTTGGTCATTCCGCCATCCTTTCCGCGCGGCCCCATTCAACCTGCTCGATGCGTTCGCCGATCCAGCGCATCACCGGCACGGCCATCGAGTTGCCGAGCGCCTTGTATCGCGGGCTGTCCGGGCATGTTTCGGTTAGCGCCCCGATAACCTCAGCAGGATATTTCGCTGGATCCCAGTAAACGATGCGCCAGGGGATACGCGTGTAATCGTCCGGGAAACCTTGCAGGCGCTCGCATTCGCGCGGCGTCAGCCGGCGCACATGATTCTCGGTTGCGACGCATGGCGCGGAATCGCCTTTTCCCGTTTCGCCGGATTGCGCATTCAGCGTGCTGACAACATCGCCCATGTCGCCGCGCCCGTTGCGAGCGATGCGAGGCTGGAAGCCGTAGGCCACTGCGGTTGGGTTTTCGGCGCATAGCGACGGACAGAGATTCTCGGCACTGGCGCATTGCGTGCCGGCCAGGTTCGCCGGGAAGGCCACCGGCACCAGCGGCGTGCCTCGGCCCGTACCGTCCTCGCTGGCGTCGAAGCCGTTGCCGCGCAGGGTGTGGGCGATCAGCGTTTCTGTCTCGTAGTCAATCCGGCCCATGCCGCCCGCGTTGAGGCAGTGGGAGATTTCGCCGGTCGAGGCGATCAGCCCGCCGTCGCAGTCGAAGTCGGTTCCGAGTCCGCCACCGCCGCGAGTGCGCGCCGCAAGTGTGGGGGCAGCGTTTTGCCCCGCTTGTCGGCTCGGCGCAGGATGCCACGACAGGCTGTGGCGCTCAAAAAGTGCCGCCGCGGCACGTCGCCAGTCTCCAAGATATCCGACAACGAACACACGGCGGCGGCGCTGGGCCACTCCGTAGTATTGAGCGTCCAGAATGCGGTAGGCGAACCCATACCCGAGTTCTGCCAGCATGCCGAGGAAGGTTCCAAAATCCCGCCCTCCATTTGATGACAGGACGCCGGGGACGTTCTCCCATACCAGCCAGCGGGGGCGATATCTTGCAGCAATCGCGCCAAAGGTGAGCATGAGGTTGCCACGCGGGTCATCCAGTCCTTTTCTGAGTCCGGCGACGCTGAATGATTGGCAGGGGGTTCCGCCGACGAGAAGATCGATAGCTGCATCAGGCCATTCCATGAATTTTGTCATATCGCCCCAGTTTGGCGTGTTGGGGTAGTGGTGCGACAGCACGGCACTGGGGAATGGCTCGATTTCGGAAAACGCGACGGCGCGCCAGCCGAGCGGATGCCATGCGACGGTCGCGGCCTCGATGCCGGAGCAGAGGGAGAGGTAGCGCGTCACGCCGCGCCTCCGGTGGCCTTGGCGATGGCGGTCATTGGGCAGCCTCTTTTACTGCGGCCTTGTCTACCTGGCGCTGCTTGTATTCCTTCAGAATCGTACAGCGGCCAGGAACACGCTCAAGGCGGCAATTCATCGGCGCTCCGCTGCCTCCGTGGTTCTTGCAGTGGCTCATGGGGCATGACGGAGGTTCAAGCGCACCGATAATGTTGAAGAACAGGCTGTGAATATCCCGGTCTGACATGCCTCGGCGCTCAAGGGCCGCGCGCAAATCGCGCACGGAGAACAGATGCTCGTTGTCGTCCCAAGGGTTGCGCTTGACAGCGCGGGCCACGGCCTTCTCCAGACGTGGCGTACTCAGTCGAAGCAATGTGCTCATGCTGCATCCTTGAGTTGCCCGGCGGCGCCGTTGTCGATCCAGTGCGCGCCGATCAGCCCAGGTAGTTGCGCCGGTAGCGCCTTGAGCGTACCGAAGATCAGGGCGGTTTCGATGTCCCCGACATCGGCCATGCCATCGAGCCAGTACAGCAAGTCTTCGCGGCCCTTGAGGTCGAGTACGTCGAAGCGATCCAGCACCAGGAGCTTGACGCCGGCCAAGTAGGACACAGCCTCGGCGATCATGGCGTCGGTGCGCCATTTCTCGGATTCGGAAATCAGGGCGTAATCGCGCAGCCCGTAGGTGATCCGCATGTCGAAATGAATCACGACCTGCTCCCACTCGGCGACGCCGGCAGAATCGTGCAGGCGTTCGTTGATCGGTCCCAGGGCTTCGGCCAGCAGTTCGCCAGGGATGCCGTCGGGGGCGAGCGCGTCGGCGATGTCCGCCCAGGCCAGCACGTCGGCGTGCAGCGATTGCGCCTGCTCGATGACCGCTTGCTGGCGGGCCGCTTGCTCGGCGATGGCGCGGTATTTGCCGGCGTCGGCGATCCAGTCGCCCCGCTTTTCCGTCAAATCGGCGACCGTGCGTTGCAGTGCCTCCAGGCTGATCGGCTCGGCGGTTTCCTCGTCCATCTTCCTCAGCCTGGCGGCAGCATTCTCGGCGGCGGCGAGGTCGCGCTTGTCGTTGGCGACGGCGCTTTGCACCAGGGCCAGCGCCTTTTCGTATTCGGGCAGTTTCGCCACGGCCTCGGCGTCCGGCTGCGCCGGGGCGTCGCCGGCGACCGGCTCGCCGTGCAGCTTGCGATACTCGGCCAGATGTAGCGCAGCGCGGTTGAGCAGGGAGGAATCCCAATCGACCTCGGGGTGATTGCAGGTCAGCTCGATAAACTCGGCCGTCACGCCAGCCAGCCCGCGCAGCAGGTATTCGCCATGCGCCTTGGGATTCACCGGTGCGACGCCGGCTTGGGCGCGGGTGATTTCGACCCGATCCAGCCATGCCGCGGCATCGGCCTCGTCATGGGCGAGCTTGGCCTTGATGCGCTCGATCCGCCCGGCCTTCTCGGCCAGTTCATCGCGCTGCGCGGCCTGCTGCTGGCGGGCCTGCGCCTTGGCCTTGGCGGCCCCCAGCGCCTCTTGGGCTTGGCCGAGTTCCTGTTCGACCTCCCGCATCCGAGCCACGGCGTTCTCAAACCGGGCGCTCGCCTTGTCGGCATCCATCGGCAGCGGGGCCGGCTGCCACTTGGCTGCCTTGTCCTTGCCCCAGGTCTCGCCGCCGGTCACGGTTTTCCAGGCGGCCTTGGCGTCGCGGGCTTTCGCCGCCGCTTCCTTCTGGGCCGAATCGAAGCCGGCGCGCAAGAAGGGGGCGATCTGCCCGACCTTGCCCGCGTCCAGCCCTTTATCGAGCATGCGCCGGGCGACGCTTTCGCCGTCCAGCTTGACGCCCATCAGGCCGAACAGGAAGGCGCGGCGCGCCTTGTCATCGAGCCGGGCGAAGCGCTGGGCGTCCAGCGCGTAGGGCAGCATCGGGTTATCGGAGTGGATGCCCTTGCCGGACGGCAGCACCACCGAGTAGGAGGCGTTGGCGGCGGTCACCTCGACAAAGCCGGATTCCTGTCCCTCGCTGACGAGAGCGCCGTAATCCTTCTTCAAGCCGACGCGGACGCTCTCGCCGGTCAGGGCCATGCGGACGGCTTCCTGAACGCTGGATTTGCCCGAACCGTTCTTGCCGGCGAACAGCGTCACCGGCTTGGTCAGCGCCACCTCGACGGCGCGCGCGCCGAGGATGTTGCTGATCTGGATGGAGTGGAGTTTCATGGTCAGGCAGCCTCCCGGTAGTCGCTATCGTCGTTTGCGGCGAGGTCTTTCTCCGGGGCCACAAGGCCGCCCAATTCCTCGTCGATCAGGAAGTCGAAAACCGTTTCCAGTTCGCCAACCATCAACGCCACGTCGGCGTCGAACGCTTCCTCGGCGTCCTCTGCCGATTCGGCTTCGACCGTCATCCTGTCGAGCGCGACCAGTTGCTTCATGCAGAGCGAGTCGTCGATCTTCATCGAGAGCCGCCCGCCGACGGTGATTGCCACGGCGCGCGGTACGTACCCGCTAGCAATGCGGCGCTGCATTTCGTCTTCGTCGAGCGTGATGCGCTTGTAGGTGATGGTCGGCTTGCGCGCATCCCCCATTTCCATTTCGGCAAAATCATCGACCGTCAGCCGATAAGGCGCATTCCCGAGCAGCCACTCGATCATCCGCCCGTTGATTGGCCGCTCGGTCACGATTGGCATGATCGGAAAGCAGCCGATCACGCTGCGAAGCGCCTCAAGCAAGGATTCGGCGCGCGCCGGGCTGCTGGTATCGACGATCAAGTATCGGCCGGCGAAGGCGGCCAGCGTGCGCCGGGCCTGGGTGAAAGCCCGCGGCAGAAGCTCTTCGACCACCTGCTCCTTGATTTCGCGCAACTGTTTCCGCCCAGGCTGGTAGCCTTGCTGTCGGGTAATTTCGGCGATGCGTTCCTCGACTTTCTCGGCGACGACGGCGCTTGGCAAAAGCCGCTCTTCCGTCTCGAAACAGATCAGGTGATGGCGGCCAATTTTGTGCACCAGAGCGTCGCTGGCGTGTTTGCACGGCTGGGCGAACCCGGCGGTGCGGGCCTGGGTCGGCTCGCATGGCAGCGCGGGCCTCCGGCCGAGGATGTCCGGGTCAATCCGGAAGCCTTCCGTGACGAGGTAAGCAATTGCATTTTTGAACACGATGTAGTCCTCGAAGTGGTGTTGTTCTGTTGGGGGCGGGCTGGCCGCACCCCTTCCTTACTCGATTCCCAGCCCGCCTTGGCCGCGCTCGCGGCGGGAACGGGTGTGTGTCTGCTCGCCCGCCGCCTCGGCCATTTCGCGGGCGTGGATGGCGGCCAGTTCCTCAGGCGTGGGCTGGAATCCGCCCTTGCCGGCCTGCTCGGCTTGGCGCAATGCCTCGTCATCAGGGTCGGCGGACTGAGCGTCGATGATTTCGCCGGTACCGGTATCGACCGTCCGCCCCCGCGTATTCGGCGCTTCGCCGACCTGCTTGAGCGAGGCCAGATCAACGGCGAATGAGCCATCCGGGCCGCGCTGTGCGTCGAAGGCATCTTCCAAATCCTCGGTGGTAGAGAGGCCCATGCCGAGTTCCGGCGCATAGGCGCGTTGCCAGAAGGCGGCGGCGCGATAAACGAACATCTGGTCGGGCATGGTTTTCCACTTGCTGCCGTTCTTGGCATCCCAGCCCTCGGCCTTGACCATTTCCCAGGTCACCCAGATGCCGTTCAGGCGTTCTCTGCTCTCGCGCTCGACCGCCCAGGCGCGGCAGCCGTAGTCCTTCTGGCCCGGCTCGCCCTTCCACTCGTAGCGCAGCGAGGAATAGCGCCCGCAGGCGTTGATGGTGGCGATCAGAAACTTGCTCGACCAGCCGGGCGTGCCATGAACGATGTAGAGGTTCTGCATGACCATCAACGGGTTGGCTCCGATACGCTGGGCCATGTCCATGGCGATCATGCAGTTGGCGAGATTGTCGTGGTACTGCTTCGGCACCAGATCGGATGTAGCGAAGGCTTTGGATACCCGCTGAATCAACTCGAAGGCTTGCAGGTCGAAAAAGCCGGCGCGGACGGCGGGCATGCTCGCCTCGCGCGGCGCAAGCTGCTGCTGGCGCATCGCGCCAAGGTCGGCGGTGTTGGTTTTGGCGTTCATGGCGAACAGTTCTCCTTGAGTAAAATCAGTCGTGGTAGCGGCAGCGTGAGCCGTAGGCCGGGCAATACTTCGCGCTGCACAGCATGCTTTTCGGGTTCGGCGGAAAAACCCCGTCCCTGAGCATCCGAGCGGCGATCTGGATCAGGCCGGGGTGTTCCTCGGTGCCGAGCAGCGGGGTTTTCACATCGGCCACCTCGCCGGTGGCGACCGGCGCTTCCTTGGTCGTTTGCAGGCCGATGATTTCGGCGGGGGCGTCCAGGCGCTCGCCGCTGGCCTGCTCGGCCATCAGGGTGTAGATGCCAAGCTGGATGTG